TTTATACTATACTCAAGGTAGATTTGATTCAGCTTTCGCTGCTAAGACAACAACTAACTTGGCAGAAGGAACGAATCTTTATTTTACAACTGCAAGAGGTGATGCAAACTTTGCAACTAACTTTGCAACTAAGACTACTACCAACCTTCCAGAAGGTACAAACTTGTACTTTACTAACTCAAGAGCAAGACTTGCTTTATCTGTTACTGCTGGAACTGGTATCAGCTACAATGATGGTACTGGTGTATTTAGTTTAGCTTCTATTCCTAATGCAAGTTTAACAAATAACTCAGTAACTGTTAATAGCTTGGCATTGCCTTTAGGTGGTTCAATTACTTTGACTACAACAAACATTGCTGAAGGTACTAACCTTTATTGGACAAATGCAAGATTTGATTCAAGATTCGGAACAAAGACTACTACTGATTTAGCAGAGGGTACAAACCTTTACTATACACAAGGAAGATTTAATACTGCTTTTGCTGCAAAATCTACAACAGATTTAGTAGAAGGCACTAACTTATACTATACTGATGCTCGTTCAAGAGCAGCTATCAGCGAGAATGCTGTTGGTTTAGACTATTCTAACACAAGTGGTGTACTTAGCTTAACTTCTGGTTATGCTATCCCTACAACGGTTAAATTAGGCCAATACGACACAGCTTACAATCGTTCTATCGTATCTGCTGCAGTAACTGGTACTGGCACTAAGACTTTAAGTCTTACTCAGCAAGATGCAAACGTAGTTACAGCTTCTTGGACTGACTTAGGTATTACAACAATTAACGGAACTGCTAATCAAATAGCAGCTACAACTGTTGGTAACACAACAACTCTTGCATTTACTAATGACGTTACAATGCCAAACAACTTAGTTGTAAGTGGTAACTTAACAATCAACGGTACTGCAACTTATGTAAACACTCAATCAATATCTGCTAAAGACCCATTGTTTGAGGTTGCTAACGACAACAATACAACAGATGCTGTTGACATTGGATATTATGGAAGATACTTTGATTCAGCACAAACTCGTGTTGAGTTTACTGGTTTATTTAGAGATGCTTCTGATGCTGGTAAGTTTAAGATGTTTACTGGCTTAGTAGATGAACCTACTAACGTAGTAGATACTACTGGAACTGGATATACTGTTGGAACTTTGGTTGCAAACTTTGAAGGTAACTTAGCTGGTACAGCGAATGCTGCTAATCAGTTATCTACTGCAAGAAGTATATCTGCTACTGGTGATGCTGCATGGACTGTAAACTTTGATGGTAGTGCAAACGCTACTGCTGCTTTAACATTGGCTAATACTGGTGTTACTGCAACAACTTATGGTACAACAACTTCAGTACCTACAATCGCTGTAGATTCTAAAGGTAGAATCACAAGTGCTTCAAACACAAACATCGCTTTCCCAGTAACAACTGTAAACGGAGCTTCTGGAACTGTTGTTTTAACAACATCTAACGTAGCAGAAGGCAGCAATCAATACTTTACAACTGGTAGAGCACAAAGTGCTATCAGCTTAACAACAAGTGGCACAAGCGGTGCTGCAACTTATAGCGGTGGAGTATTTAACATACCAACTTACATAGGAGGTTCTGGTACTGCAAATGAGATTGCTTACTTCTCTACAACTGGAGTAATAAGTTCATTATCAACTGGAACTTATCCTTCATTAACTGAATTAAGTTATGTTAAAGGTGTAACAAGTGGTATTCAAGCTCAGATTAATACTAAGTTAAATACGTCAAGTGTTTCTGGAACTGTTAATTCAATAGCTAAATTTACTGGAACAAATGTTTTAGGAGATAGTTTATTTAGTGATAATGGTACAAATGGTGCCTTTGGTGGTGCTAACTATTCTGGAGGAACTGGAGTAAGAAGTTTTAATATTACTGCTCCTCAATTTGCAGGACTTGGATTTTATACTGGTTCAACTTATACAGCAGATATTTTTGCTTATCAAACAAGTGGTAATTTACTTATTGCTGCTGACCCTACAAATGTTTTAACTAATTCAAATTTACTTTTTGCAGTTGACGGAGCAACAAGGCTTACTATAGCATCTACTGGGGCTGCTACTTTTTCAAGTAGTGTAACGGCAAATAGTACTATATCTGCTTATTACGGAAGTATAACAAGTGGTAATACACCAGCAACAAGTGGAACTACGCCAGTAAATCCTATGCTAAACCTAACTAACAATAGAGGTATAGGAATGTATTTTGGTGGTAAATATAGTGGTGATTATGCACAATGGATACAAGTTTCTGATGTTGGTAATTTAGGAGTTAATTATCCTTTATTACTTAACCCCAATGGTGGCAATGTAGGAATCGGAACGAGTAGTCCAGGCAACTTTAGTGGAGTTGGATTTACTGGTCCTTTTTTAGATGTGGCTGGTGTATTTCAAGTTAAAGGTACTTCGGCAAACGGAATAGCTATTATTCAATTAGGAGGTGATACTTATCGTAAAGCAACAATTGAAACTTCAATAGGAACACAAGACCCATATTTAGCTTTTGGAACTTCGTCTTCTGGCTCATCTTCATCTGGTACTGAAAGAATGAGGATAACAAGTGACGGTGCATTATTAGTTGGTGCAAGCTCTTTGCCTTCTGCTTCTATATCAGGTGTTGCTTTACAAAATCCAAGAACATTAGGGGCTACATTATTTTCAGTTGGTAATGTTACTGACGGAAGAACTATGGTTCAATTCTTAAATGGTAATGGTGTAGTAGGCTCTATTGTAACAAATGGCTCAACTACAACATATAATATCACTTCTGATTATAGATTAAAGCAAGACCTTAAAGAATACAATGGCTTAGAATTAGTAAGTGCTATAAAGACTTATGATTACGAATGGAAGTCTGATAATACAAGAATGTATGGGGTATTGGCTCATGAATTACAAGAGGTATTAGCTTATGCTGTAAATGGTGAAAAAGATGGTCAAGAAATGCAGTCTGTAGACTATTCTAAAATAGTACCATTATTAGTAAAATCTATCCAAGAATTGAAAGCTGAAATTGACATATTAAAAGCTAAATAATTTTACCTAAATTTGTAAAAATAACCAAATATGAACCTAACATTAAACGAAGAGCAAATTAAGCAATTAGACGGATATTTTCAGGAGTTACCTACAAAGTATGGTTTACCATTGATTAAGTTCTTTAGTGAGCTAAATCAAGCTCAAAATGGGCAACAAACGGAATTTAAAGGACAAGAGGTAGAAGGATAATGAAAGACTGCGGATATGCTATAAGAAAGGCTTATTTCGATAAGATTAGTGAAGCTAACTATGAGTTATCGGTATATGATACCATAGCTCCAGATGGTTCAGAGCCTCCTTTCTTGTTGATTAGTTCTCAGACATCAGTAGAAAATAGCGACAAAACAAGCTATAACTTTGATGTAAGCATCCAGTTTGACATTGTGTATAGGACATTTAAGTCTGGAGAGGTAGGTCAAAAAGCCGTAGACCAATGGGCTAATGACTTATTGGAAATCATAGGAACAGCTCCTGCTGATTATCCGAATGCTTCTCCAGATTTCAAGATAGTTACAAGGAATATGGCCTCAAACCAAGCTACTTTTGACTATGTAGAAGAAACATATATTTTCAGAAGAGTTATCATAGTTAACCACTTTGTGACTCAAACATTATAAAAGTAATTGACAATCAATTAAATAAACATTAAAAAAAATAGACATGGCAACCCCTTCGATTTTCAACGGCACCTTATTAGTAGTAAAAGTAGGTGGAGTAGCAGTAGCTCACTCTACATCTTGCTCTTTATCAGTATCAACAGACTTACCAGACGCAACTACAAAAGATAGTGGTGGATGGGCAGCACAAATTCAAGGATTACGTTCTTGGTCAGTAACAACAGATGGTTTAGCAGTAATCGAGTCTGCAGCAGCTGGTGTAAACGTAGAAGATTTATTTTCTTCTGTAAGTTCAAGAACTGATGTAACTTTGACTTTCTCTACTTTCGT